CTTTTGTTAAAAGAATCGACAGATGCACGGGTCTTTCCACCATACTTAATGAAATCATACTTCTCTCTGGTGAAGTGATTTTTCATTCCCAAGTAGGTGGTATAGACTTCAAATGGTGTCACTTTCACAGGGGGAGACGAGCGCGAGATGTACGTTTCAAAAAATTCAATTCTATAGCTTCGGCTTTGATTTTCTCTTTGAGAGGTTTACTAATCAACTTTGCAACCGACTCTACTTCAATCTTGTGATGATCACAATAGTGAACAATCGCGTCAATATAATTCAGATCGTCATTATCACGAACTAGTTCTTCGATATCTTTTGTGAATTTGGTTTGACAAAGAAACTTTTCTTTGAGCACCTTGTCCAGGTCTTTATTCATTGGGGAGATTGTAAGTAACAAATTCTTTAATGTATCGAACTAACAACTTAATATACTCGTCTTTGTTTCTTTTGTCAAACACTTTGACTTCTCCAGAGGGAGTTGTCATAATTGTAATGAGTTTCTTGACTGGTATCTCAGTCATCTCATAGTACATACAGGCGTAAGCCGTTTCCTGTACGAAATAATTTTCTAACCAACTTTCTGGTTTAATTTTGTCTGAAGTTTTAAAGTCAATGACAGCAAGCTCTCCGTCATACTCCGCAATACAATCAACACGGCCAGCAATACCGAAATACTCAGAATAAAGGGTACGCTCAATAGCATGGATATGATTAATCTTATCAAGGTACGGTTTGGCGGAGTGGAACATAAACTGGGTTGCTGGGAGGTGGTTATCCCAATCGATTTCTCCACCTTCAAGATACGACTGCGCTGCCTCATGAAAATCAGTTCCTCTAGTTGTGGCTTTCTTTGTGATACGATTCGCCTCTTCAATACCAACTTTCTTTCTCCAATTGATAAAAATTTGACGGTTGTAGAAAGAGGTGACTGAAGTGATCGACGGCACCCAGTCACCAGTTGGTAGTTGATAGAAACGACAGTTGTTGGTTTCTTTCTTCTCTAGTTCGATCTCACCTAGAAAATTATGATATGTTCTTTGCATTAGAGACCAAGAGCAATCTTCTTCATAATGTATTCACGGACAAGACCAGAGCGAACGATGTCCTCAACACCGAACTCAACCATCTCAAAAGTTTCATTCATCTGTTCAATAATCTTCATAAAATCAAGAATGCCGTTGCGTTCATAAGTCTTGGTCAAGTCAGTTTGAGATGCATCACCACAAAAAATGATTCGTGAATTCTCACCTACACGGGTAATAATACTATCAAGTTCGTGAAAATTCAAGTTCTGAGCCTCATCAATCAGAAGAATCGAATCATCAAATGTTGTACCACGCAGAAATGATGTGGACCAGAATGAGATTGTCTCTTGTGACTTCAGATTTCCATACAACATTTCAAAGTCTGCATCTGTAGGCATCTCAAACATATACTTCACCATATTCTTGTAGGGAATCTGATAAAGTGCAGACTTATCTTCGTGATCACCAGGAAGGAATCCGATCTCACGTGTAGCCACTAGAGATCTTACGATGTAAATCTTTTTGTAGGGCGTGTATTCGTCAAGAACATCTTGAAGTGCAAGATAAAGAGCCACAAAGGTTTTACCTGTACCTGCACACCCGTAGGTAAAAATATTTTTACCCTGTTTGTATGCATCAAAAAGTCTCTGTTGATTTGGTGTAAGAGGATCGATATCAACCAGTAAGTCACTATTGATAGGTTTCTTTCTTTTCATTTGTTTCGCAGTGAGTCCAATACCAATCGGTTCAGAAGACTTCCTTTTTCTAGTCATATCAGAGTTTCTTGACTTTAGAACCAGGCGCTTGTGATGCTTTGTGGAGCACATCATTCCAGCCTGGATTTCTGGAAATCAGTTTATCTCTCCACTCACCCACCTCTGCGGCCGCAGGGCAAGTAGAAGGATCAGACCAGTCACGAGTCCAATCTGGATTCTCATTTTTCCACTGATCCCATTCGTTAATACTCATTACAATTTCTTTCTGTTCACCTGTTTTTATATTCACTATCGGATACGTGGCCATACTATCACAAAGGGGTAATATATTTAGACCCACTCAAGGGCCTCTGCAACAATCGGGAACTTGTTAACGAACACCACCTTACAGGCATTTGCAATATCCATATGTTCTTTTTGAGTGCCGTTCGCCGATCTAAGATTGATGTAGTGAATCCAGGATCGACAGGAACCAGTCATATAGATTCTGGTCGGAACAGCAAGAGGAAGAATCATACGTGCACATTCCTTTGCAACACCCGCGTCTAACATATCTGTGTAGAGTTTAAACCCCTGTTCAAAGTGTTCTAGAATCTTATCGTAGAACTTAGTCTTCACGTCCATTGGCAGGTCATCTGTGGAGTTCTGGCGATTCTTTAGATCCTGACTACGTAGTTCGGGAAGAGGGATCTGACCAGTCAACAGACTTGCATCTGCGTATCGTTGTGAGAACTCTTGAAACGTAAAGGATCGATGACGTAAAATTTGAGCTGCAATCGCACGATTTGTTTCAATCTCAAGCGTCATAAAAGACTGTTCAAATACAGACCAATGATTATGCTTAATACAATAACGAAGTAACCCTGCGTAGTTTTCGTTATCTTGGTTACTAGGGTTAGACACTCTAGCAACATAGGCCATTGTCTTCTCTGCATCAGGAGTCACACTGATAAGTTTCACTTTCATAATAGGAGATTCAATCATTGTCAATCCCAGGATACATTTTGCAATAAAAATCCAGGCATCACCATTGACCAGGAACCCTGATCTTGCACACCTGAAACTCTGTATTGCCACTTGTAGGCAAACTTGTTGTGACTATCCCAAGTCATAAAACCTTTTTCCTTATCAAACCAGGACTTAATTGTCAAGCCAAAACGATTGGAGTAGATATTGCGAGTGCGGAGTGATCCACCAGTCTCACGGGTTTCTACAACTTTACAAGTATCAAACTGTGTCTGCAGACTCACATCCAGAGCACACGGAGTTTCATACGTGAATGTGCGATACACCTTTGGTTTCTCAGGCGTGGGTGTGACAGTCTGTGCAAACGCAGATGACGATAGAATCAGAGATGCAAGAATAAAGTTTCTAATCATTGTGTTCCTTTTTTTCGAGTTTCCTAATCTTTTTCAATTGTTTGAGTTCTTCCTTAATCATCTTATAGGCACTGTCAGAGTCTATCTTATTACCCATTTCTAAGGCAATAATGATCTCTACTCTCGTTCCGAAGTAAACGATAGCATTTTCAAATTTGTCTAAATCATCGTAAATGATGTCATACATTTTAATCCTCCTTAAAGTCCGTCTCCATCATCATCATTTGTGGTGTTGTAACTCAACTTATTTGTAAGGACAGGGCCATCATCATACACTTCATCATAATCAGAGACTTGATATGTATCTATAGGTGGAATGTAGGAAGAAGTGTCAGAGTAGATCTCTGATTCAAGTTCTTCAACAATCTCCTTGAGAGCCGCTAGCAATACTTTAAGTTTGGCTTTATTCATATTTCTGAACCCCTACAGAGTTATTTTATCTAGGTCATAGGGTTCTGTCAAGAGCCGCACGCATAAAAAAAAGAGGGTGTTAACCCTCTTGTGATTAGTATCTATACAACCATTGAATATAGGTTGAAAGTAAGATTGTCCCCAGAGTTGCAGCAGCAGTTAGAGATACGACAGTTTGCATCATTGTTTTTCCTCCCAGTTCCAGTTGTTACAAGGACGGTAAAGAACCCCACGATATTTGTTTGGTGGGTGTGATGGTGCGTGTGTTTGTGAATACCACTTACGGTATTCCAGTTTCGCAGTGTCAGTATCATACTTACACCAACGATAGGTTGCTGTCATCCCTTAGTCCCCTCTTTTACAAATTTGACCCCACGATAGGTCTCATTGTATTGTTGAGGTTGTTGTTGCATTTGCTGTTGATAAGCAATGCGCTTTTCAGTATCGTATTGAACGCCACGGTACACGACTTTCGACATTAGGTTTCTCCTTAGTTGTTCAGGTTAAAGAGCGTTCCTTCAGTCGGCTTTTGCGTCTATGAATTTACAAGTCTTTGGTGAATGTTCTTTATGAATTTGAATGAGCTCTGCCTTTATTTCATTCGGCACCTTTGAAGTGCGAACATTGTTGATAAGTTTTTGAGCCTCCACACAAGACCAAAGAATGATTTCCATAGATGAACGATCCGTTCCGAGTCGGCTTACTTCCGTCTGGTTACCCAGATGAACGTAAGGCCATTGTAGACCTTATACTATATCTATGCAAGTAGTATTGTATAATATGTTACACTTCTTGATTCTCTTGATATTCTTGAATCAAACGATCAACAATTGTTGTTTTACCACTCAGTTTCTGAATCTCATACATTGGAGACTTCATATACTTCTTAATCTTCTTGTATTTTTTTACAATACTTTTCATCTGTTGCATATTAACAGCATAGTTGTCAAGATTTTCTCTAGGATCCGATACTTCGACATCCTCTACCATATCGCGGCCGCCAACAAAACCACTACCAGCAGCCTTCTTGAATTCTGGCTTATATCCACCACCACCTAAGCCTAATTTTTTATTTTCTTGAGTCATTTTTCTTTTTACCCTCATTAATGATACACCAAGATCTGGACGATATAGTTCCATCCGTCCACACCATTTTTTGCATTACGTTTTTGCCGAATGCGTCATAGTAACAATCAAAAATAGTTACCCTGATTCCCTTCACTATATCATACCATTTGATTCCATCAAGATCACAAGTGACCAGGTAACTGTCTACAGGAAGTGACTTATCATTCGCAGCTTCGACACTGCAATCGGAATGAATTACCGTCACTCCCTTACTCTTGAAATCTGAAATATCAATTGTAGAGAGAGGCATCAATTTCGCCAACCCCATTTGATATCGGGGAATGCCTCAGAAATAATATCCTTGTTAATGTTATAAAGTTCTTCCAATCGACGGTCTTTGACTTTGACTAACAGTTCAGCTTCGTCTTTGTGTAGACCCTCAAGAAGTTGAATGAACATACTTTCACGACGCAGAGGTGCAAGTGAATCATTACCACCCTTCACAAAGTGGTAGAGTCTCTTGTACTCTGTGGATAGTTGTTGATGTTCAATTCCGACAGGGACTTCATTTGGAGAGTATGGCACCTCACCATCGGGCAACATACTCACAGCTTCGTAGTTCCAGATCAACACTGCACGTAGTGCATCAGTGTCATATTCTTTCAACACCTCAACCTTCTTTGTTTTTGTTCTTTGTTTTGAAACGAGTTCTAAAACCTCAGTCAACAAAGGGTTGGGTGGCAATTTAGTTAAGGCCATAGTTAATCTTCTTCATCGTCATAATAGTGTGATTCGTCGATCACGAATCGTAATGCAGTTAGTTCAGTATTGAGTAAGTTTCCATTTTCATCATACATCTCTGGATGAGTTGTCACCTGTGCAGTTTTAAGTTCCATATATGCAGAATACTTTTCACTCAGGAACCATCCAAGTATGAACCCAACTAGTGCGCCTCCAATGCAGAACAAGGCAGAGAAGACCAGGATCGTTGCTATTAACATTTTCCGTACCTAGAGAGAACTACTAATAAAAACTTACTTACACCTCCAACTCTCTGGTTTATTTAGTGACCCTCTTGCGATTCTTAGATCCAAGCTTTCTACCAGGTCGTTTGTCTTTTTCATATTTCCACGCATCCTCCAAGATACAATAAAGATAGTCTCTAATTTTTCTGGCAGTGGGTTTACCTAAGTTGCCATACGCCTCACGGATTTGTTTGTGCAAGTCATCATTGCCACCTTCAAGATAAAGATCTAGATCCTCGATTGTATTTGACAGTGATGAAGCCGTGGGACTTTTTATAAACTCTGTAATGATTGGTTTGGTTACCTTGTTGGATCGAAGGTAATCATACATTGAGAAGGTATAGACTTGATGAAAAAAGGAATCATCGATTACCCGCTCAACGATATCGTAAAGTGATATTTCCATTAGATAATTTTCTGTTCCCTCAAATACTTAACGGTGTCAGTGCATCCTCCTAATTTTTTTCCATCCATCACAATTTGTGGATAAGCCGTGTTACCGAACTCATTAATAAATTGTTGTCTACTGAAATCAACATCAAGAACGTATTCAATAAACGACAAGTCCTTTCCAATCAGGATTTGTTTGATCATCTCACAATATGGGCAACCAGCTTTTGAATAGACGGTAAAGTTCATAGTTTGAACACTCATCACGATTATATATTAGATTCAAAAAATTAGCACAATCTCAGACTCAATTTGATTTTTCTTAAGGTGTTGAGCCCAGATCAGTGCATCGCGTTCATCAAAAAATGTGGCCTTCTGAATCGAAGTGCCCTTCTTTTTTTGACGTTCATAAATGACTTGGAACTTCGTCATAGAGATTAGTGTGTCTGATCTCATTTATGATACCATTTTTGAATAGGATATGACAAGAGGGCCACTTGGAGTAGTGACCGTCAAAAACCGCAGGATAAACCTCTACGATCTTAAAAATATAAACAGGTTTTATCTTACCGTGGAGACCATTCGGAATCCATTTAAAATTTAAATATTTTCTGTCTGAATTATATCCATCATCACCCTCTGCGAGCTCTATGAAGTCTGCAGTGCTTGAGTAATCAATTTCAAACAACTGACCTGCAGGATCAATCCAGTAATCATTCATACAGCAGTCTAGATCCTTGGTCTGGAGTTCTTTATTAGTGTAACCAGGACCAAGATCGTAGGACGATCTGACTGTATCAAACATTCCCATTACTTTGACCTCAACTTTGCGTACTCAAAAATCTTCCTTGGAATATTTACACCCAAGGCCTGTTCAAAACCTCTGAACCCTGGTGATGAATTAGCCTCACATATTCTATATCCGTCTTGATGAAAAAGCAAGTCAACTCCTGCAATATCAAGATTCAAAACTTTGGCAACTTGAATTGAAATCATTTCAATCTCATCGGTAAGTTCATAGGGTAGACCTTGGCCGCCCCTTGAGATGTTTGCCTTGAACGATCCATCGGTGCTCTGGCGAAGCATAGCACCCACAACCCTACCACCAACAACAATAACACGAAGATCACGTCCCTCTGAATGTTGTACATACTCTTGTACGATCATTGAATTCTTAAAGTCTAGTGCAGAAATAAGTTCTGCGAGATCCTCAAACTGTTTCTTATTCTCACATAGATACACACCAGCTCCGTGAGATCCAGTCACCACCTTCACGACACAAGGAAATCCAACCTGTTTCTCAACAAGTTCACTATCACTTGGAAACCTTGTTAACATTGTTTTAGGAATGGGTAAGCCGGCCTGTGCAAGAATCTGATTTGCATACATCTTATCCTTTGATGCAATAATCGCATCGGAGTTTGGCAATGTTGGAACATTCAACCTCTCAAACTGTCGTAACACGGATAGATTGAAGTGACCAGTTGCACTGCCAGTGCGGGCTAGAACGACCTCTGGTAAGGGTACAATGTCATTTTGATATCGTATTGACTTCCGATCATCTCTTGACACTAGTAGATCGATCTCGTCTGCATACACAACATTAAAATCAAATCCAGATTTATCAGCTTCCTCTATAAATCTGTCACGTTCATACATTTCTTTTGTCTTACGATTTGCAAGCATCCACAGTTTCATCGTCTTAGATATACTCAATAAAAAAAGAGGGTGGTGAGACCCTCTTATGTATCAGTATTAGTTTTATCAACCGATGGTTGGTGCAGTCAGAGCAACAGAGGTTGATCCAGCAGTAGCCAAGTCCAGAGGGAAGTTGTGAGCATTACGCTCGTGCATCACTTCCATACCCAGACCACCACGATTCAGAATGTCAGC